AAGACCTCTGTATATAAAACACAAAAAAACTTATCTAATTTTAGATAAGTTTTTTCTGTTCAATAGGGCTCGCGTACCTGGACAGCTTCCGAACTTTTTTGACTAATAATAACTACTCTTTTCTAAAAACTAAAATATTCTGATGAATCATACTAGGAACGTATTGGTAACAATAAGCATATATATGTAGACGATTTGATACATCATACCATATTATATTTGCCTTTGGAACAAAACCAACATCCTCCAAAACTCTCGCAAGATCGTTTGATAAAAAATGATATCTTCCATTTCTATACATATCGCCGATAAAAACAACTAAATACCTACCTTTTTTTAATACTGGGTAGCAAAGTGTAAATATTTCTTTCATCTCATCTAGCCATTCTTGTTTTGATTGTTCTTTATTATTAAAATTATTAAATTCTGACAATTTACTTCTTTTATTGTCTTTGGAGATTTCTCCTACCTTTTTAAATTTATTTTTTGATTTTTCTGCTTTATCCATATCCCAATACGGAACATCTGTTAGTATCATATCAAAACAATTCTTCTTTTCATTCTTGAGAATTTTTTTGCTATCGCCGATGATCATTTTTTGTTTTTTTATCTTTTCTAGCTTACATACCTTGTCATATATCTTCGTCCATTTTGAATTAATTTCTATTCCCTTTGCTTTTCTATTACATAAACTAGCTCCGAATAGTGTTCCGCCAACGCCCGCAAAGGGATCAAGAATATTCATCTTTTCTTTAGTGAAAACTTTAATTAAATCAGCACATAATTCGGGTGGTTTTTGACCCCCATGTTCATTTCTAAGTTTGTGCTGAAAATTAAAAGGATACTGCTTTGTTATGACGGACTTACTCCAATACTGCCATTCTTTGCCGGTTAATTCATTTATCTGATTTTTTTCAGAATAAAATCCTCTACTTTTTCCGTTCTCATCGAATATTTCTTTTTTATCTTTGTTCATATTATATAAAAATATTTTTATTTGAATTAATAAATTCTCTTTTTTCAAAAAAATAATTATCTTTCCCTATATAACTTGATACGGCATAATTATTATCAATTCCGAAGACAATAAAATCTTTTGGATATCCGTGTAGTTTTATAGGCTCCGGATAAGACATGGCTTTTACCAATACTGGGCTTTCTTCATCAAAAATTTCTTTGATTGAATCTAAGTATTCTGGTTTAGAATACTTTTCTAATTTTCCAATATCTTTTATTTTTAATTTTTCATACGACTCGACAATCAAATAAATTTTTTCTTTTCGCGCTATAATGTCAGGAATCAAGGTGCCCTTTCCCCTAAAGCCACCAATAGGCTTTATCCAAACTGATTTACCGGAAAAGGGATTATTCAAACTTAATATTTCCCAATTTTTTTTTCTTAAATACTTTTCAATTGCAAGCGTAACCTCTTGTTCTCTCATAAATTAAAATAATATAACATCTTTTAGAATTATTATATCGGCAAAGTAAAAGTAAATACGAAATTCTTTGATTTTCGTAAACTTACATCCGTCCCTTAAATGCAGGGCCAAGTATTGATTATCATGTTTTGAGCCAGGCTTGAAAGGACATCTTCTTTCGTAGTAACTACTATATTTACATTCGATATCGCTAAAACTTATTTTAGGAAAATGCACTATTAGATTCCTGTGTCTTCCTGTTTTTTCTTTGCCATATCTGCAAAATGAATAATCGTACACTAGCATAGTACCCGTATAGGGATCAGCCCTAAAGTTATTTGTTTCGGAATAAAAGATTAATGATTCATCACGAGCTTTAATGTAGTCAGGAAATGTACTTGTATCAAATTTTTTAATATCCGGACTCTTTTCTATATAATTTTTTAACTCTTTTGTATTAACTATTCCGCCAGAACTAGCCGACGGTATTTTTTTTAAGAAATCTCCGCCTCTTGAAAATCTTTTTGCGTCTAAATCTTCAACCAGCTCTTTAATTTCCCTGTTTTCAAGTAATTTAGATGTTTGATAACCGCCTAATGTGTTTTGTATCAACAAATTTATAAAAATGAAAAGTTTTTTCATTTCTTCGGAATTCGAATCTGGCATATTCGGAAATTTCGTGTCGTAACTTTTATACCCTTTATGCGAAACCTTTTTTTCATTACACGCCCAGTTTACAGAAAAAACAGGGATATTGTGAAATTCTGATAATTTTTTCAATCCGTTAAATACAAACGGCGAAGCCATTTCCCAACCGCTTGATTCTTTTTTTGTTCTCTGCACCCAATCTTTTTCAGGAAAAATTATTACAAAAGGAACCCCTTGCTCTGCTGAAGCTACTGCTCTCGGAAATCTTTGAAAAGTATTTTGTCCCATTGGTGTTTGCTCACTAATCTCCAAAGAGAGAACAGGAATTTCAATCGATTGTTCATTCTCTTGATAGGTGATTATCACATCTGGTTTATCCAAATACAACATATCTTGTATTTTTTTTGGATTTTTTGCAAAGTTATCCGTTTTATTTGAATAAACTCTTTCGATTGAACAATTTAATTTATTCAAGTCGGTATTTTCAAAAAAGTATTTACCTTGATTAACATCCCCGTCAGAATCAACCCAAATTTTAAAAATTTTATTTTTCATAAACTTATTGAATTAAATCATTAATGTTAAATTCTTGAAAATTTAAATCGGTTATCTGATCATTATTAAAATTTATAGAATATTCAAAAAATCTCGGAGTAGAAATACCTATCCGTTCAATTGTGTTTAAATTTTCTCTTATTTTTGCTTTTGTGTTCGTTGTCATTCTTGCCGAAGGTCTCTTACCAATTAAAATTGGTTGAATTGCTTTTAAATTATTAAATGTTGTTAACTGAGCAATCCATTTTTGATAATCAATTATTTGTTCAATATCATCTAATTTAATACGTTCTTTTTTTAGTTCCATTACCGTGGCTCTGTATCTATAATTTGTATTACCGGCAATATTTTTTCTATGCAATAGCAATATATCAACCTTATTCCCCGATATGCCATATTGAACTTGATTTCCGCAAAATTCTATCTCGTCATAATTACCCACCACATCATCAATGGGCCCGAGAGTTAAACTATTATTTAAATTATTCAATATATAAGCCTCAAGCATGGCTTCAACGTCGAGAACTATTCGGTCGCGCGAACTCATAGTTAATTTTATATTCTCCTCATCTTCTCGTTTTCTTACAAGATTTCTACCTATATTCAAGGGAAAATTTTTTCTTTCCTGTTTAAAAATCAATCTTGCAATTTTACTTGCTTCCTCCGGTAAAATAGGCGTAATACTCCTTTCTTCGCCTTTTCTTTTAATTTTTTTAAAAAGCAAGGTAGATAATTGCCCCTCATCAGTTTTATCAATATAAGCTTGATTGTCATCCACAAATTTATTTCTTAAATCCTCATAATCATTTATAGGCTCAATGGGAATGCGAACTGATAAAATGGGCAATCTATTTTCTTCCTGTTGAAAATTAGAATAATTTTCATTGTCCCTTGATCCAAAAATAAAAAAATTATCAAAGGGAAATTCACCCCTTACCTCACGCTCACTAATAAATGGTTTATCAATAACTCTAAAAACTCCGTAGTAGCCTTGTCCTAACTTTTCAAAATCATTCTGATTTTGTAACTGAAAAAATTTTCTATCAGTGGATTTTGTTTGCATGTAGAAATATACCAAGTCTCCAACGCTTATGTTCATTAGATCAGATAGCTGGCCGTAAAAGGACACATTGCTGTGCCCTCTTCTATTGGTCGGATTTATTTTAACAATTCCGCAAAATCCTTTCTGTATATGTATTGGCATTGTGTCGCAATCAACGACAAAAAGATGAGCTTTGGGTTGCATTATTATTTTTTTACTTTGCAATAAAATAATCGTTCTATGACTTTTCTTTTTTTGGAACTTCCCGCACCATTTCCAAAGACATTATAATCTTGGCTATAGATTTTTAAATCACCTTTACTTTTTAAAATTCTTTCTATTTCATTATCCGGGATTATTCCCTCGTCATTATAGCTTAAGAATATATGATCGCAGTCTGCATTATTAATCAAATCTTCAAATGCGTATACTGAATGTGTTTTCCTGCAATATTTGCTTTTTAAATTATCTCTCTCAAATTTTTTTGTTTTACCATAAAGCTTTGGTTTTTCCCATCTAATTATATTCTCTAATACATGATAGCAATCTACATATTGGCGACTATTATAAGGCGGATCCAAATATAAAACATTACATTTTATTTCTTTTATAAGTTCGTTAGCGTCTTTATTGTAGACTTCATTAATACCGTCAAAATAAATAATAGGGATTTTTAAAAAAATCTTTTTATTAACATTATTATCAATCAAGTGCTTTCCTTTACTATAAGACTCTTTGCCTATATGTTTTAAAAATGCGTCATACTGACCAACCGTATTTGCAATTTTATCAATAGCAAACATCAGGCTTGTAAGTAAAACAAAATATTCTTGTTCAGTAACTTTATTCGTCTTTTTATAATATTCAATTTTTTCTCTAATAGAATCAATATATGAGGCATTTTCTTTGGTAAAGTATGAATTCCCAAAATTTTTATAACAGTATCCTTTTGTAGATTTCAAGTTATTTAACTCTTTAATCTTATTTTCAACTTTTTCTAAATCAACGTTCTTTTTTGTGGAATTTAAAAAAACTTTGTTAATAACAAAGTTAGAATACAAAATATCATTAGCTATAACTTTTTTTGAAAATTTTCTAAAATGATTAGCAACTACCCCTGTACCCGAAAAAATATCTACAAAGCAATCAAATTTTTTATCATTCTTGTTGCAATTTTTTGTAATTTTTTCCTCCAAAAAGTCAAGTAATTTATATTTTGATCCTAAGTATTTTCTATTATTTACATCAAACTTATTATCCTTATTTTTAATTACTTGACTCATAATAGTAATACTTTATTTATCCACATCCTTATATTAATATTTTAGCACATTATATCAATGTGAGCACGCACATTGATATTTAAATAAATAGCTAATATTAAAAATAAAAAATGAAGAAGAATTCATTGATTGATAGTAAAATTTTATTTATCCACAAATTCTACACTCCTAATCCACTTTTATGTTTAAGAAAAAAAGTGTATAATTAGGAATATGTTAAAGCGAACTAAAGCAAACTATGAAATCAATTTGTTTAATAAAAACAAAAACAAAATCCTATGTTTATTCAATACCGAAAACTTAAAATCATTGGTGTAAGAGCCGGTTTTATTATCAACAAAGTCATATATTAGCTCGGGTTTATTGCCCGGGTTTTTTTAAATCAAAATGCCAGTCCAGAGATTAAAAGAAAAGATACTCGAATTGACCGGGCTTTTGTGCGCCGAAACCGGGATATTCCAGAAACTTGTAATCATTTACAAGTATATCCGCTTGCTCAACACCGATCCGCTCGCGAAAAACATCCTGCAAGGCATTTTTGACGAAACCACGGCCACCATGGGCGAAATGTGCAAGGGCGTAACGGACGAAAAGGAATTCATCAACGTCAGCGGTGAAGCGCTGTTCACAAACGAATTCTGGCTTTACTTTTCCAATCTTCAAAAAATCCACGACCGGATGAAAAAACTGAAGCAGGAGCCGACTTGCAACCGGCAGGAAGTCCGGGATTTATGTAATCTGTTTTCAAAACCGTACTCCGGCGAAATGCTTGAATTGTCCGTTAAGATCGTGAACAGCAACGTCTTTGAACGGCTTGATCAAGAGGGGTTCGTAAACGGCCACGAACTCGAGGGCAAAACGTATTTCGACCAGAGACGAAGTATTTTGTATATCAAGGGACAAAAGGTTTTGATCAATATCCAGGACAAAATCACGAACGCCCATAAAATACTTAAATACATCTTCATCGACAACAAGAAAAACCTGGAAGACGATTTTTTCTATTCTGAAATAGCCGAAGACGAATTCCAGGACACGGAATACAAAAGCAATCAAAAAGCCTGGGAAACATACCATATCGCCTGCCGATACATAAACAAGAAAGTCATGGAGCAGACCAATAACAAAATAACGGATTTTCTGATCTACAACACCGGCAAGACCGGAAAAGTAAAATTGAATAAAATCTATCTGTAAGTCGTTTTGACATAAATCGTCTCGATAAAGCCTCGAATATTCGGGGCTTTTTTTGTTTGACATAAATCTTTACATAAACTTTTGTCAAACCCGTTTTTATATGATGAAGACATAATCCGCAAAATAAAGGTCGATTGTGGAAAAATTAATTCATCAGTCAAAAAAACAAATGTTCAAGATCACAGGCACGCTCAAAAAAGAGGAAATAAGGGAATTCACCCGCAAGGACGGCACGCCCGGCAAAAGCCGGACCCTCTACGTCGAACCGGCGGGAAGCGTTTATCCGATCAAGGTCAACTGCTCCGATCTGGAAATTAAAATCGGCAAGCAGGGCGACACGGTAACGCTCGAAGTCGAAGCGTTCCCTTACGTCATCCAAGACGGCAAGCGCAAAAAAGCCTTTCTCGACATCTACATTCCTAACAAGAAATAATTATGGATTTTTTTATCGTAAGCCGAGACATGCTGACGCTCACCGATGAAGCGTTGGATTTAATCAATTTTTTCAGCCAATTGTTCACGGTTTGTTTCGCTATACTCTTCGGGCTTATCTCGATATTAATAATCCTAATTATTTTCAAAAAGTGATATGGCCGGCATGGTGAACAATCTATTCTTAGGTCTAGGACTTTCCCTGATCCTACCGCTCGCGCTCCTCGTTATCATATGTATTTTTTTGACGTTTATCTCGGGCAAGTAGTATGTGTTCCGAATTCATTACCTTAGCCAACTCATGCTATCTCGACGACTTCGCGCTCATCGCGCAAGTGTTCGAGAGGGCTCTCACTTTGGGAATCGTGATCGGGACAGTGGTCGGCGTACTGCTGTTATTCGTCAATAAAATTAACAGGTAAAAACTTATGATTAACAAAATGACAAGCGCGTTGTCCAAAGGGAAAACGGCGGTTCTCGCCTTTGTCCTGGCTCTCGTCGGCGGTCTGCTCTCTTTCGGGGGTTCCGCGTTGGCCGCAGTCGATCCGTCAGTGTCTTCCACCACGGGAATGGTCGTTGACACCATGAAAGAGAACGTAACCGGCGTAATCACCGCCAACATCGCGAATATCGTGATCGTCGGCGTGATCATCTTCTCAATCGGTTTCGTTTGGAAGCTGGCCCGCAGATTCATGAAATAGGCGCGGAAAGGGGCCGGGGCTAACACGGCTCCGGCTCCTTTCTTAAATTCAAACGCAATGAAAAAATATATCGCTACAATTTTATTCCTGTTTTGTTTTCTCGGCATAAAAACCACTTACGCCAAGGAATATGGCACGAGCGCTCCGCTACCGACCGATCAGGCGAACTTTCCGCCACCGGCTGAAATGGCCTGGGGCGGGAACGGTTCGACAAACAAGCAATACATCGGACAAGAATTCAAAACCCAATCCACGCAAACGACAATGGACGGAATAGAAATCTATATGAAAGTGGAAAACGGCTGTCCGTCCTCGCCGACTTACGATCTGGCGCTAAGCCTTTTTCAGGGTTATTGGAATAACACGAGCGTTCTGATCGCTTCGGCGGAAATGTCGTATGCGGACTGCCAGGAAATATTAAATACCGGCTATGTCTGGTACGAATTCTTATTTCCGGAAACCCTTACTGTATCGCCCGCGACCCGCTACCATTTGCGTCTATATTCGGGCGATCATACGGACGGCGACCGCTATACGAACGGCAAATGGGACGCTTCTTATCTCGCCAACGCTGGATATTACTATTATTCAAGCGCCGAGGGCGAAGTCAAAAGCGATTACGAAATAGCTTTCCGGACGTTTACCGGACGACCTCAAATCCAGTTCGAAATCACCGATCCAACGCAAGGACAGATGAAGATCAAGGACACCTGGATCACGATCAGCGGAACATGCATTACGGACGGCTCGGATAGGATCGCTTTCACGAACGACTGTTCGGATTTCACGAATCTGGATTATACGGTCGATTGCATTGACAACGCTTTTTCGGGCCAATTCTATTATAACGGCATTTCCGATTGGGTCGTGGCCGTCGACATCAACAGTCAAGCTCATGACTGCGTGGACTACGACAACTTAATGGACGTGGTAAGCGTCCATGGAATCGAAGTGATCGAGGGGTATCCGGACGACTGGTATTTCAATTACGACTATTACAGCGATTTTGACATCATAATAAATTCTCCGGCCTTTGTGGACGCTCTAACTCTGCCGATAGGTACCGCCAATACAGACATTTCTTTCAAGTTCATTTATCCAACACCGCTTTCGCCGAACGTAACATTCAACGTCAAGCAGTACGACGAAAACGGCAATCTGCTTAACGCCAATTATCACGGCGAAACGCTTATCAATATGGCCGACACGAATAATTATATCGTCAATTTCACGGCCTCCACCTCGCCACTGCATTACGTCGTCCAACTGTTCAACGGTTCGGAACTGGTCAGGCAGTTTCCGTTTGGAATTTACGTTTCCGATCTGGATTTCACGCACAACCCGGACGATTACAAATTTTTCTTTCCCCGCCTAGTGGAAAAGCTAAGACAGAAAATCATCTTCAATTATTTCTTCGGATTTTATGACAGCTTTTACAACCTCTTTTCCGCGACCGGCACGCCGGAATCGGCCGAGGCATTGGATATCAGTTTTGTAGCTATGTCGGATGACGGCCAGTACGATCTGGAAGTCCCGATCTTAAAAGGCTCCGATCCGTCCGTCAAGTCGTTCGCCCAGGGCATGAGGCCGTACATTATCGCCTTTCTTTGGATAGGCTTCGCCGTTTATGTATTCCTAAGAGTCGCTAAGATGTTTGAAAGCGACGAATAAATCTATGTTAAATTTTATCGAAAAAATATTGATCGCCATTTTCTCGCTTCTGCCGGACGCCGATCCGGAAAATAACGTGCTGGCTATGGTCGCAAGCGCGATTGAAACGGTCAAGCCCTCTTTCTATAACATCGATCTGATCTTTCCGATCTTGACTTTGTTCAAAATCTTAATGCTCGCCATTTTCGTTGAAGCGACGATTTTCCTGATTACCCTGGTCATCAAAGTGGCGGTATTTTTCCGAGGATGATAACTATCATAACCGGCAAGCCTGGGGCGGGCAAAACCTTGTTTCTGACATACCAGGCTTTTGAGATGTTAAAGCGAGGCTATGACGTTTACGCCAATTGGAAACTGGATTTTAACGCCTACATCGAAAAGAAGAAACTGAACACGGACAAATTCGGACAAGTGTTTTTCTGGTCGGAGATCGCCGAACTCCTGCACATCAAGGGCGGGCAGATATTCATCGACGAGGCACAAGGCTATTTCGATTCGCGCGAGTGGCAGGAAATGCCTCCGAGCGCAAAACAAAAATTTTCCGCCCACCGGCACGATGTCAAAAAGGACGAGGACGGCAAGATCATTCCCCTGGATATTTGGGCGGGCGTTCAGCACACCTCGAACATCGACAAGCGGATCAGGGATTTGGGACAGCACTTTGCCGAGATACGCAATATCTGGAAAAAAGTGTTCATGATTTCTTACTTTGAACTTAAAGACTTAAAAGACGATATGGTCAGCCGGAAAGCCGTAAAAAGAAGATTGTTTCTATTCAGCAAAGCGAAAGCCGAGTGCTACAACACGCACGAAGCCGTCAATTTCATCGAATATCCGGAATTCCCGTATCATCGGGAATACGAAAACCGCTTTTCAAACGACAATACCGGCCTGATTCCCGATTCTCCGGATATTCCGCCCTTTTCCCGCAAGTCCCTTGGCGAATACAAAAAAAGGGAGCGAACCCGGTAAGGCTCGCTCCCTTGATTTGTTTATTCGGTCGCCATGACCTGCACGTCGAAGAAAAGGTTGATCGTTTTGGGAAATTTCTTCACGACCTCACCGTTCTTGTCTTTCTTCTCGATTACGACGAAAGACTTGATAGCTTTTTCGCCCGACTTGACCCGGTAGCCGATCTTGTTCCACTGCCTGATAGTCATGCAATTGATCTTCGGGTCGTAACGGTTGGCTTCGTCCGAGCCCCACCGCTCCTTGATCTGTTTGCGAACCAGTGTTTCGGTTGTTTCCGAACCGGTCCAGTTTGTAGTGATTTTCTTTTCCATAAGAATAAATCACGGCCGATTTTTTAAAAACCGATCTGGCAAGGCCGTTTGTTGCCACATCAGGATATGGCCTACATAGCGTCTGATAGCTTGCCTTAGTCAAGGTGGAGACTTGTACTACCTTGATAAAGGAAAAGCTGACGCTAAAATGGACTGTCCTGATGAAGTCAAAAACGCCTCCGCTTCGGTTTATTCCTTGTCTTTTAAATTTCTTTCGTGCGGGCAAATATTTTGGCGGACGAGTCTGCCCGACCGGCCGCCAAAATATTTGCAAACAGGATTTCAAGGCAAAGTAAATCCGCGGGCGGATTACTTCTCTTAACTTGATTATATTCACACATCTAACGAAAACAATTATCGTTTATGGCTTATACCTACGACTTCAAGGTCGTGGTTTCCGGCAAGCAAGTTGAAGTGTTTAAGTACAAGAAAAACATTTGGCGCGAATATGACAGCCCAAAGGACGAGCAAATAAAAAAGCCAAAACAATTAAATATATTTGAACAGCAAAAATTAAAAGAACAGCAAATCAAATCTTCGATTAACCGGACAAAAACGGAACTGCGCAGGCTGATCAATTCCAACCCGGGTTTAAACAAATTTATGACTCTCACTTTTGCCAAATCCACGACCGACATCGCTCAAGCGAATTACATCTTTAATCAGTTCATCAAACGGATATCTTACCGATACCCGGATTTTCAGTATATCGCCGTTCCGGAATTCCAAAAGGACACGGATTATTACGGGCGCAAAAAAGAGCATGGCGGATCGGTGCATTATCATCTGCTTTGTAATCTGCCTTATATCGAAATGAGCGCCTTGGAATGGCTCTGGGGGCAAGGTATGGTAAACATCCGGGAAACCGGACAAGTCAACAATCTGGGGGCCTATATGAGCAAATATCTGGGCAAGGAATTATTCACCGGCCGGATGTTTGGTAAGAAAAAATATTTCCGCTCGCAAAGCCTGTCCGAATCGGTCGAACTGATCGGCTGGTACGCGATGAAATTCGTGGAAAAATTTTTATCCCTGATCTCGCCGGTGTTCGAAAAAACCTTTTATTCCGAATGGGTCGGCATGGTCGATTACAAGGCTTTTACCTTAGGGTTTGTGCCGTTTAAAAACGGTTTTGAAAGAAACATTTTATTTAACAGCGTTTGATATGGTAAGCAAAGAATTGATACAAGAGTTCAGAGAAATTGCAAAAGCCGAATATGGGCTTGATTTGAGCTTTGAAGAAGCAAGCAGAATTGGAAATGATTTGGTGGATTTTTTTGATACGCTGGCAAAGATAGATTTTGAGGAAAAACATCGGAAAAGTTGATTTTTTCAGGGAATATGTTATGATATAAGCACTTACCCAAAGCAACAATTAACTTAAAGAGTTTATTAATTTTGTCTCCCGAAAGGGGCGGCTCCTGCCGACAAGATTACTCTTTGAGTAGTTGCGTTGGGTAAGTCAGGGCCGTCCCTTTTTGTATGGAAAAAAATGACGAGACAAAAAAATTAATATTTCATGTTAAAAACGAGGATTACTTTGGAACACTCGCCACGATTTTGGATTTGTTTAGACAGGATTTACTGGAAAAGAAATTTATATTTGATAAAGAAAAACTTTTAAAAAAAATTGTAAAGGATTTAAAATTTTTCCAAGAAAATTATAAAATTGTTAAAAAATAATATGGATATTGAGTTAAATAAAAAATGTATCATATATTGCCGGGTATCATCCAAAGAGCAGGAAGACCGGGGCTATTCTCTGGAAGCGCAAGAAAAATTATTGACCGAATACGCAATAAAAAAAGAGCTTAACACCATTAAGATTTTTAAGATCAGCGAGTCGGCAAGCGGAAAGCAGATTAGAAAAACTTTTAATGAAATGCTTGTATATGTCAAAAAGAAAAGGATTAATATTATCCTTTGCGAAAAGATTGACCGCTTAACGAGAAATTTGAAAGACGGAGCCGTCGTAAGCGACTGGGTAAACGGAAACGACGACAGACAAGTCCATTTCGTCAAAGAAAATTTTATCGTAAGCAAAAACACCCGGGCGCATGAAAATCTGGTTTGGGATATGAAAGTGGCCATTGCCCGTTTTTATACGAATAATTTAAGCGAGGAAGTTAAGAAAGGACAAATTGCTAAACTGGAAGCCGGTTGGATACCAAATGGCCAGAAGTTCGGTTATAATACTATCGGCGAGAAAGGCCATAAAATCCACGTCCCGGACGAGAAGTTCGCCCCGTTCATTAAGCGGGCTTTTGAACTCTATAATTCAGGTAATTACACCATAACCCGTTTGACCAATGCCATGCAAAAAGAGGGAATGAAAAACCGGAGCAATAAAAAAATCGGCCGAAGCACGCTTCACGCCTTGCTTTCCGACCCGTTTTATTGCGGGATAATTTTATGGAATAACGAGGAATACGCGGGCAAACACGAGCCGATCATTACGAGAGGATTATTCAATGAAGTCCAAGAAAAAATGAAAAGAATTTATAAAACCGGGCAGATAAAAAAACATGATCATATTTTCAAAGGTCTAATTAAATGCGGTGATTGCGGTTGCCTTATTACCTGGGAAACGCAAAAGGGCCACAATTACGGCCACTGCAAAGGCTTTAAACCGTGCCAGGAAAAAGGCTATATCCGCGAAGAAGAAATCGAAAAAGAAATCGTCAAGAGTTTTGAAAAAATAAAGCCGAGGAGCGAAAAAGTCCTTTCATGGATAAAAAAAGCGCTCAAAGAAGCGCACAAAGACAAAAGAGGTTATTCAGCCAGCACCAGGGAAAATTTAAACAAAAGTCTTGATTTGATTGAAAAAAGAATGGACAAAATTTATGACGACAAAATCGACGAAGTTATCACGGCTGAATATTATAAAAAAAGATTTAAAGAATACGGCAAGCAAAGAGAGGATATTTTGGACCAACTTAACAAAATGGAAAACAACATCAAGAATTATTACGAGGTGGGCGTTGAAATCCACGATCTGGCTTATAAGGCAAAAGAGTTATTTTTAAGCGGAAAATCGACAGTAGACGATAAAAAAACGCTCGTAAATAAAATATTCTCTGGTTTAAAACTAAAAGACAAAAAATTGATTGCCGAATACACTCCGGCTTATCAATTTTTGTCCGAATGGATACCCAAGCTAAACGCCACTTCCGAACTTCTAAAACATGGCAAGTATTACGAAAAAACAGGCTCTTTTGAGCCTGCTTGTCCGATTTTGCTCCCGGGGTCGGATTCGAAC